AGAGCTAACTCAACAATCTATGCAGCAAAACCTGGAGCAGTACAATATACTGCAAACGAAGTTAATTCTCAATGGTTAACGGGAATAAATGGAGCTCCAGTTTATTTTCCTAGAAGGCCAGGAGCAGAAAATCCAACATCTGAACAAGCGCATGGTATTCCCAAAGATTATCAAGGTAATTACTTAAATGGGCATTTACCTTTCGGTGGATTTCCTGGTGCAGGAAAACCGTCATGATAACCAACGAAATACTCAATTTTATTAAAAATAAATCTTTGACAGATTTACCTAATGAGACATGCGGATTTGTCATAGAAAATAACAATGAAAATTTATGTATTCCAGTAAAAAATATATCTTCTCAACCTAAAGAAGCTTTTAAAATTGATGCGCTGGATTTTTTAAAAATAAAAAATAAATATAAAAAAATACAATATATCTATCATAGTCATCCAGGTGAAATTAAAAACTTTTCTAAATTAGATATACAAATTTCTAATGCAATTTTAATACCTTTTGTATTATATTGTGTTGGTTTGGACGAATTTAATTTTTATTATCCAGGAGAAATATATGATTAGAGTAAATATTCATGGTAAATTAGGTCAAGAAATTGGAGAATTTTGGGATTTAGATGTTGTTAGTGTTTCTGAAGCTCTTAGAGCAATAGAAGCAAATACAGGTAAATTGAGAAAATTTCTTTTAGAAAATAAAGAAGTGTTTGAATACGAAATTTTAATTAATAAAGAAAATCTATTTAGTGAAGTACCTAAATTTGAAACTATTGAAGATTTTAAAAATTCAGAATTTTTCTTAGACATATCAGAAAAAGTAGACACAATAGATATTATACCAGAAATTATTGGTAGCAGTTTTTGGAAAAGAGCAGCTGGGATTTTTCTGGGTGCTGTTTCGGTTGCGGCAGCAATATTTATACCTTTTGTTGCTCCTGTCTTAGCTTTTGCTGCACCTGCACTCTTATTTGCTGGAATTGGTTTAATTGCGGCTGGAGTAAGTTCATTACTATCTAAACCTCCGCCAAACGTACCTTTTACTGCTCAACAAGCCGATGCTATAGATGGTAGCGCTGGTGGACCAAGTTCTTATCTATTTAATGGTCCCAACAATACTGTTGGAGAGGGTGGGCCAGTCCCAGTTGGATACGGTGAACTTATAATTGGCGGGCATAATATTATGAGTAATTTTAGTTATAATGTGAATGCATCAAAATCAAGCGTCGATTCAAAGACAAAACAAGTATCTCTATACGCAACTCCAGCATATATTTTTAATAACAGAGGGTTCTTAATAAATCAAGGCCCTAGTACGACGGAAGTATAATCTTTATGGCAAATAGCCCTAATAAATATGCAGAAGGTTTTAGGAATATATTAAATACATTTAATATAGGGTTTACTTACTGTGGCTATAATTTTCCAGAAAGCACTGCTCAAGACAGACCAGGCGCATTAGCATTTTCATTTCAAGGAGGAGATTCTTCAAGTATACCGTATTCTACTTCGAAAACCAGAGGCTATGGTTATGGACCAAGCGGATTTGATGCCTATTGGACGACTATAAGAACATTAAACGATGCAGACATATTCAGATTTCAAGAAAATGGTGGAAACAATGGACCAGGATTTACAGCATCAGCTATATCTCCAAGTTCTCCAAATTTAAAAACAATTTTTCAAGAAAGTCCACCTGCTAGCGCCACTGTAAACAATCAGAGATCTTTTACATCGGTCAATACTATCGCTACCGCAGACCTTGTCTGCGAAGGCCCAATTGAAGGTTTTGTCACAGGGCAATATTCCTATGGATTTGAAAATAAAACAACTGGAAGTATAGGTTATTCAAGTGCAACTTTTACACCATTTTCTAATTTAAATTCTAGCTTAGAATCTCCATCAATATATTGGAATAATACTCCTGTAGCAGATATCAGGGGATTTTCTAATTTTCAATATGTTAATTATAGATACACGTATGGAGAAAATAATAACGAACACACAGTATTTAATCCTAAAATATATTTATATGAAGATAGATACGATTATTATGGTTCGCAAGTTGATAAATTTAAAATTCCTTTAGAAACAACCACGACAAGATCAATTGGAGAGAGACTGTATGGAGCATATCTCTCAAATACAGACACAAAAATAAGGTATCCCAAAACATATTATATATATAACACAGACTTAAGTGCAATAGAAGTGAATATAAAAGTTTTGGCTTTATTTGAACAAATTTTAGACGGAACAGAAACAGCAGGGGATGTAGAATATCAAGATGTAGAAGTAGAGATCCAAGTTTCTAGAGTTTTAAATGACAATACTTTAGTGGCGTTAGATACATCTAAATATTCTCCACACACCTCTTCAGCTTATTCTAATGATTTAGTTTATGTAGAGGGAAAAATCCAATCCTCTCCAAATGTATTTACATATCATATAAATTTAAGACCATACGCAGAAAATTTTCCAAACTTTAGATTATTTGATAATCAAATTGGTTGGGCAGTTACATTAACAAAAAATACTTTAGAAGGTGGAGGAAGCACGCTTCAAACAACGACACAAATAGATTCTATATCAGAAATATATTCTGATCGATTTGTTCATCCAGGTTGCGCAATAGTATATTCTAGATTTGACGCAAGATATTTTGGTTCAATTCCAGAGAGATCTTATAATCTTCGTTTACTAAAAGTAAAGATTCCTATAAACTATAACCCTATTACAAAAACGTATGATGGCGCTTGGAATGGAAAATTTAAATTAGCTTGGACAGATAATCCAGCTTGGTGCTTTTACGATATGATTACAAACAATAGATATGGTCTTGGGAAATATATCGATAAAGATCTTACAGACAAATGGACTTTATATGAAATTTCTAAATATTGCGATGAACTCGTATCAAATGGAATCGGAGGCTTAGAGCCAAGATTTACTTGTAATTTATATATAAACACTAGAGAAGAAGCTTACAAAATTTTAAATGATATGGCTAGTATTTTTCGGGGTATTATATACTATTCAGCTGGTCAAATATTAACATCGCAAGATTCTCCAAAAAAACCAATATATATTTTTAATAATAGTAATGTAATAGGTGGCGAATTTATTTATTCAGACGCTTCAAGAAGAGCAAGAAGTACCACGGTATTAGTAAGGTATAATGATAAGAATGATAATTATAAACCTGCAATTGAATATGTTGAAGACAGACAAGGAATATTGAAACACGGAATCAGAGAAAAAGAAATCAGCGCGTTTGGATGCACATCGAAAACTCAAGCAAGAAGAATAGGCAAATGGTTGTTAGTTACTGATAACGAAGATACAGAAATGGTAGATTTCAGAGTAGGGCTCGAAGGGTATTATATAAAACCTGGAGATGTAATCTCTGTGTATGATCAAAATAGAAGAAACAAAATATACGCAGGTAGAACATTAGAGTTAAGCGCAAATCACGCCGTTTTAGATTTAGATTATAATCAATATAATTTAAATATTTTAACTGGAATTAATGAATCTTTTAAATTTCAAATTGTAACCCCTACTTATAATTTACAAATGGGCACGGACCTAGCAAATCTATATTCTACAGGATTTTCAGATATTAAATCTGATGGAATAAGTGGTATTAATAGTGAATTTATAAAACGCCCTCATATTCAAGATATAAATATAAATAATGCATCGAGCTTTTTAACAAGTGGGTCTGGAATTTATAAAGATTACATAAGATTAAACTTACCACAACCTTTAGATTCAATTAATTATAATCTATTAAATAATACTAATTGGATTATAGAAATTAATCAATCAAGTTTTAATGGAATTTTAAATGCTCGATCCGAGATTAATAATCCATCACTTAGCGTCTATCCAGGATATTATCTAGAGCCATTTTTAGATAAACCTCAAAAATATAGAGTTTTATCGATCAAAGAAAATGAAAATAACAACTTTAGTATTTCTGCATTGATGTATAATGAACAAAAATATTTTAACATTGATAATTCGGCTACTTTAATAGATAAACCAATAAAACCAGAAGTACCTCCACCACCAAACTTATTTTTAACTGGTTTATTTAGAGATCTACCCAGATCAGGATACGGTGGCAATAATTACGCTCCAACAGGTACCCCAAGTATTCCTTATAAAGAAAATCAAAGTGGGATAAACAGTATTATATATCAAATTTTACCAACAGGAGATACAGAATATGCGTCTCTATATACCGTATATGTAAAATCTGGTAATTTTGATGGAGATGGAATAGACAATCAATTTTTAGAAAAGACCCTCTCGCTTACGGAAGTATTACAAAATGGATTAAACGGCACAGACTGGGAAAATGGTACTATACCTCCGTTTGTTACCCCACTTTATACGGGTGTATACTCCTTTAGAGTATATGCTTCAAACTTCTTGAATGAGAGATCTAGTTATGTAGAAAAGAAGTTTAATTTTATAAACCAAGCTCCATTAGATAGCGTCACGATATCTGGAGTAAATTTATTATAATAAAATGAAAAATAACAATATTAATATAAAACTTGAATGGAAGACCATATTAAATTCTTTAGGTACTTCATCAAAGATTAGTGTTCCTCCGTCTTTTAGCGTAACTTTGAAAGATAAAGATTTAATTATTGATAAGTTTTTAAATTTAAATAATCATATGATCGCAAACGACAAAACTTTTTCTTCAGAAAATAACTCTAAAAAACTTAAATATGATCGGAGTGAGGATAGGAATAAAGTTAATTCAAGTTTTGACTATCTTTTCGAAAATAATTTTAATAAATACAAAGAAAATAATAAAAAAATTGGTTTTTATAAAAATATAAACTTTAATGTGGCGTATGATAATCAGGACAAACAGCATTTTAATTTAGATGCTT